GGAGCTGCGCCAGCGGCAGGACCACCTGCTTTCGTCGTCGTGGATAACGATGTCGCCGAGGCCTTCTGGGCCACGGCAGCGTCGTATAGTGCTCGGAATGTTATCCAGGCACCGAAACCAAGAACGGCGGAGGCGTGCAAAACGAGTAGGATTCTGGCCGTTGTTAAGAGCCAGTCGCCTAATCCCGTTGGCAATGGTGATGAAGTCTTGAGGTTCACTGGGAAGTTCTTTCAAAAGGAAAGGCCTGACGGCCACCCCGCTGAAGAAGTCCCCACCGCAAGACTCGCGAAACGGTCCGTCGACAAAGGTCTTGTCGGCGTTCGGCGTGAAGCCGAAGAACCGTAACGCCCCAATGACGTCACTCGCGTGCTCAACTGGCGCGATGATGTCATCACCATAGACGTACACGTTCGGGTTGCCCCGGCATGCAGTCAGAGTGATGGCAGCAAAGATCGCTGTCTCTAGCTCGAAAGTGAAGCCATTCCCCATGCTGGAAAACTTCTCGAGCCTCACCCACTTCCCCTTAACGAGGGTATGGGTGCTCCTTACGGAGTTCAGGGCCGAGAACCATTCACGGGGTAGCAACAACTTGACAAGGTTGATGCTAATGGTATCGCTGGCTGACGTGAGGTCAATGGTGCAGAGCTCCCCGCTTTTCGAGGCGGAGCAGGCAACCTGCCTGTGGACGCTCTGTCCGTGCACGAGGTCGAAACCTCGTTTGGCCAATCGGTTCCGCAACACTGAGCCGAGGCCCAGCTGGTAGAAACCGTTGATTGACGGCTCTTTTGCACAGGATCTGTGCGTGAGAGCCGTTTTCGGCACGGAAAAGTAAGAGTTACCTCTTACGAAAGACGGCACGTCCCCTCTGTTAGCGCAAGCGCGCGCCCAAGCTGTATCCGTCCAAGGAAACAGCAGTCCGAGCGCAGAGGGTGTCAGAGTCGGGGTCGAAGACAGTTTATGCAGCACTGTAGAGCGCTGGGCACTGTCCGACATTGTCGCACCGGGGCCAAAACGTCCAGGGATTTCCCAATCCCTGGGTGGCCGAAGGCCAATTAGCGATTGCAGTTCTTTTCGCACTTGAAGGATAAAACTCCTCAAGGCGTCGCCGACGGGTTGATCAGCAATGGTGCTGACGTCTGAGTCGACGAGGGCTTGCAGCCGTTCATTGGTCTTATAACACTCACGTTCGGCCCACCACCATTTCGACATGGCTGAGGCCTCCCGATCAACCCCTGGAATATCGAACTCTACTTTCCGAAGAAAATCGGTAGCAGAGGCCGCATCCAGATATTGGTCGGGCGTGAGATAGGCGCGTGGATTGCACTTGAGATTTACAAGTTGCTCCACCTCGCTGTACCTCAACAGTATCGCTACTGTGAGGGAGCGCGGACAAGACAACCCTTCCATAAAGGTTAGGGCGAGATCATTCACCTCGGGTGATATGAAATTTGACAACGGAGACCTTTCAGCTCCCCTAGGGGGATGCAGAAGTGGCAAATGAGCCTGAATGAGAGAGCGGAAACCGCTCAATCACAGTTAGGTTGCGCTGTAGCCCTGCTTGAAGCAGTCCTTGATCAGGACGGCGTCAGTAAGGTTGAAGCATTGGCTAACTGCCTCGTTAAGGTCGGAAGTGGGCATGCTTTTGGGGAATTCAAACTCCACAGTAGCATTAGCCACGCCGACCACAGAGGTAACTCCGGTCGTCGAATTCGTCGCAATCTGCGGGTACCGGAAGGTGCCCCGCATCAAGCGCGAATTGCCCTTATTGGCGT